CACGATTACTCCTCGGGGTCCGTGACGTACTGAGTGCAGGGGATGACGATGGTTTCGTACGGACCGTAACTGAGCCACACGCCAGCCTCGGTCTCGGCGTCCTCAAGACTGTCGTGGAGGCCGTTGATATTGCCGCCACACATGACTAGCCAGGCGGGGAATGAAGAGATTGACACGGTCGCCTCCTATGCCACCGCTGCCCAGAAGGCAGTGATGATGGTTGTCCTGGACGCCAGGGTGATGCTGGCCGGAAGGGTCGTTCCGGTTCCGGCCGTAGTGAATCTGGCGTCGGCGGGGGTCAAATTCAGGTTGATCAGACTGGCCCCTGCCGTGAAGTTTGATCCACGAATGAAGGCCGGAGGCGTGGCGCCATTGGTTACGAACGCCACGTAGTAGTAACCCGAGGTCACCACCACTGGAGTAACTAGGGTGGGCTGCTTGTATCCGGTGGTGGTGAATGCCACCGACTGATCAGCGGTCACGCCCAGAAGGCTTCCGGTGGCGCTGTACAGGCCAAGGAAACTCTGCCCCGCAACTAGGCCGGAGCCAATGGTCGATACGTTGACGCCAAGGGCGCTGACCGTGCCTGCGTTGATGTACACCTTGATCATATAGATGGTGCCGCTGACTGGCGCTGTAGCTGCTCCGGCTACAGCGATGTCATAGACCCAGGAGAGCAGGCCGTAGTCAGACGGCATCATGCCGTCCACTCGAACTCGGGCAATGGCGTCACGGTTGATCGTAATCTCATTCCATTGCTGGTTGTTGACATCCACAACGGCAGCAATGTCGTTCGTGTTGACGTCGATCCTTGAGTCCTGGTCGGCGAACGCGGTGTTTACCTGTACGTCCCACGGGTCGGTGCCCTTGGGGATTGGGGTGTAGCTCATTCAGTTCCTCCAAAGGGTCCAACGCCGAAGGGTCCGACACCGAACCCCGAGGTCGCGGTGAAGTTAGATTCGTCAGCTACTCCCGAAGCAATCAAGCAGGCTTTCACTGAGTCACTAACCGTGTGCTCGTATCCTCCCCTGAAGAAGTTCAGCCCCGCCGAAGGGGCGGGCCAGAAGTCCGTGTCCTGGTTCGGATTCTGTGGCAGATTGACAGCTCCGAGCTCATCGGTATACGCGTAGTACCGAATCTCCTCGTACTGACAAGGTGCCACCTCTTGCACCGAGATCCCTCGGGGCATGCGGTATCGGATGTGCAGATCGTTCCAAGCGAAGGGAGCCTCTTCGACTGTTCGCGTGGTGTATAGCCAAGCCATTGAGGCTCCCTTCCCGAGATTCAGAAGAACATGATGCCTGTCATCCATCCGAACTGAGGCGCGCCGGAGGCGTCAAGCCACTCAAGCGCGTTGCCGTCCCATGACACGAAGGTGCGATCCTTTGTCCCGCCCAGGGTGGTAGAGTACTTAACCCCAGGGGCGAGGCGCGCAATTCCAGGTGTCGCGGTCCCGACATATTCCACGCCTCCGCTGTACGGGTGGAATGCCACGTGGTCTCCTCCGAGCAGCTCCATCTCAAGGACTCCATTGAGCCGCTGAACCACGACTCCGTTCTGAGTGGGGAGCCCGGCCGCATAGATGGTGACCTCTGAACCTCTGTCGAAATAAGACAACTGCGTCTCCTCTTTTGTTGGGTTAGGCGGTAGCGGTGATGCTTCGCCACATGGTGCCGTCATTCACGATGGTCAGACACGCGGGAGCCGCAGCGGTGCCCGCGATGAGGGACTTGGCTGCGGCGCCATCAATCAGGCCCGATGCGGGAGTGAGGGCTGCGGCGCCCGTGTTGGCGTTGGAGAAGCGGTACACCTTGCCAAGCTGGAGTGACGCGTTGGTGACGGCCGGAAGGGCAACCGTCTTGGCGCCAGCGTTGGTGAAGATGACTACGTCATCCGTGAAGGCGACAGAGTCGGTGGTGCCGGTCACGATTCGAGTCGTGAGACCGTTAGAGTTCCATGCTGACATTGGTTCCTCCTAGAGTTCGGTGATTGTCACTCGATACAGATTGCCGAGTGTGAACGGAGATCGAACATCACTCCAGCCCTGCCCATAGGGGGAGGCGTCAGACCTTGCCGACAGCGAAAGGTCGCCAACATTGAGGCCACCAGGCTCGCCGTAGAGACTGAACTCCACGTGGACCTTATTGGCCTCCTTGCCCCAGTCGCCAGATTTGGCTGTTGCGCCGGATGTGAATACGATATCGCCAGAGGGCAAAAGAATCTCCATTCGAAGAGGGGCGGGGCCCAGCGGCCCCGCCCTTGGGGGTGCTACGCGTTCGGACGGGCGGTGCTGGACGTCTGTGCCACGATCAGGGACTCCGGACGGTACAGCGACCAGCCAGCAACGCCGTACCAGCCCAGGGGCTGGAAGCGAGTCAGCTTGTCAACGACCGGACCACGGACCGTGTGGAACTCCTCCGCAACGGCCTCGGCAAGAGCCTGCTGGCCGGTGTAGTAGGTGTTGAATACACGGGTCTGAGTGCCACCGGCACCCGCACCGGACTGGACGTTCTGGACGCGAGGAGTCTCGATGTACGCAGCGCCCTCATACGAACCGATCTCACCGGCCCAGATGTTGCCAGCCGCAGAGTAGTTGTGCGGGTCACGCCATGCAGCCGCACCAGTTTCCCGACGCAGGTCGTAAGAGACCTGCGGGTGGATGTACGCGGTGTACAGGTTGCCCTTGTTCGGGTGGACCTTGTTCGTCCGGAGCTGAACAACAGCCAGTCGGGCCACGTCCGAAGACAGGGTCGAGTTGGCCGAGTTGTCGATGGTGTTCAGCAGGGTCGGCTGGGTCGGCGTGGTGCCGAAGCCGTAGGTAACAGCGCCGGTGGTCGGGTTCCGACGCAGGGTCTGCGTACCGGCAGCCAGGACGTTCTGGACGACCAGGTCAACGGAGTCGATGAGGTTCCACGCGACCTGGTTGACGAGACCGGCAGTGACGTCGGTGAAGCTGAACAGGTCCAGCTTGTTCGAGACCAGGATGGAGTTACCGTACTCGTTCAGAGTCACGGAGACCGTGGTCGGGTTACCGGCCGCAACAGCGTCCGGGTCAACCAGCTCATTCAGCGGAGTGATCTGCTGAGCAAGATCCTGGTACAGGGAGAAGACGACCGAGGAACCGGGCATCGCCTGCTGGACAGGTCGCTTGTCGGCGACCTGGCGGAACATGGGCTGTGCACGCAGAGCGAACTCAAGCGCGCGGTCGTACGTGGTCTGGACAAGGGCAGACATTGCCCCAGTGCCGGTGAAGGCGTTAGCCATGGGATCTCCTTAGGAAGGGAGCTCTATCGCAGGTGCTGAGAAGCCTGGTTAGCAGCGATGAGCTCTTCAAGTGTGGTTGCGTTCTGGATCGCGAGACCGGCAGCCTCGGTAGAACCCATCGGGGTTCCAGTAGAGGCACCAGCCTGGGACAAGGCCTGGTATGCAGCCTTGTCCTCATCGCTCAGAACAGGAGGAACGACCGAAGGGGTCGCAGCATCCTGGGTGTTACTGGCGCCGAATGCAGCCTGCATGGACAGTGCCCACGCCTTGGCCTTTTCGGCATCGGGCTCCCCCTGGTACAGCGCTGCTGCACCCGGTACACCCAGTTCGCTGAAGACGGACGACAGCTTCTCCTTGGCACGCTCCGCCTTGATCTCCGCAAGTTCTGCGAGGATGGCGTCATTGGCTGCCTTCTGAGCTGCGTATGCATCACGGAGTGCCTTGGGCCCGTCGTTGTGGCCAGGCTCCTGCTGCTGCGCGTTGTCGTCGTAACCCCATGCGTCGTTCATTGTTGCCTCCCGAAGTGTGGCGCCAAGTAATCCCTCTGGGGAGAGGGGCCCGCTCGCCTGTATGATCCCGGTCTTAGTTACGTGAACAGGGGCCGGTTGATCCTGTTCTCGGTTCCACCAGGAGGAGTCGAACCCCCTGATGGATTTACTACTTCTGTCCGCCTCTGCCAGCAAGCCCACCGCTTGCCGTTCCTGCTGCTCCGCCAAAGTTGGCTCGCTCTTGAGAAGCGAGCCTCTTCCTCTTGTCCGTGGCTCCGACGTTCCCCTGGAAGGTGGCCTGCTCGGCCTCCCTCTGGGAGTAGGTGGTGCCATAGATAGAAGCCAGACCCTGCATGGTGCTGGCCTCTCCTGCGATCTGAGCGTAACCCTGGTTGGCCTGATCGGCAGTGATGCCGGAGGTTGCCAGAGTCTCTGCGTACGTCTGGTCGAAGGTGAGGTCCTGACCGAGTGCAGCAGCACCGATCTGGGCAGTAGCCGCAGCCTTCTGGATGTACGGAAGGGACTTCTTCTGGTCCAGGAAGTAGGCCGTCAGCTCACCATCGGCAATGCCCATGGCGTTCAGAGCCTTCTTGTAATTCGGATTAGCGAGGATCGTAGCCTGAGTAGCCAAATCCACCCTGGACTGGATCTCGGTCGGGCTGACGTTCTGCCCG